GCTGCCACAGTTCCTGGAGTTACATACGCCATGAGTCTATTCTACCTGCCTCTAGAGTCCGAATGTCGACGTGCCAATAATACTAAACGAGTACTGCGCCGCGACTGCCGTGCCACTTGTCACGGTCCCACCCGCCCAGACCATCGCAGCCGTGTCCGTCGACGCGAGCGAGAACGTGACCTTATGCGACATCGGTCGGATGTCGTTGCGGATGCCGATGATCTGCACGTTCTTCGAGATGCGATCGCCGATCCGGTTCGGCTGGTACTCCAGGAGGATGATGTCTGCGATCTCTAGCGCCAGCACTTTCGTCTGGTCGGCGGTGCCGAGTCCGGCGAGCTCGACGCCCATCGTGTCGAAGCGCAAGTCAGGCTCGTCATACTTCGCGACGAGGAACGTGGCGAGCGCGGCAGCGTTCGCGTCGGTGTCGATGAGCAGCCCGTTGTAGTCGAGCGAAGTGATTCCGTACTCACTCTGCGACGCGGAACCGGCAGCCGTCTGGATCGAGCCACCTAGTCGGGCGATGTTCACGCGGTTATACAGGAGCTCGGTGCCGTACGAGACCGTGATGTCGGTATATGGGATCGTCGTCCCGCCAGCATCCGAAAACGTGACGGTGCCGATCGTCGCGCCCGCGTTGCGATTCTTGAACGTCACCGCGTTGGCCTTTGACATGAACAACTGTCCAGGCTCTGAAGCCTCGATCAGCTGCAAGTAACCCAGAGCATCCGTGCCAGCATCTACCACGTCGGCGAGTAGCGTCTGCGCGCCCGTGTCAATGTTGCGAAGCGCGGCAGGCCAGTCGATCTCGCTGCGGTTCAGGATCGCGTTTATGCGCGCTCCAGATGTCTGACTGGTGGCCGTGTGCGCTGCGATCTGCTGACCACCAAACGTGATGAATCCGTCAGCAGCAACCGCGCCCGCCGTCGACTCGCCCGAGATGTTGTAATCCAAGCCCCAGTCCTCGATGATGCCGGTGAATTGAACGGCAGTCGAAGCGGCGATGATCGTCGAGATCTTCAGGTTCCGCCGCGGCTTGATATCCGGGTAGTACGGCGAGGCTTCGTAGAACGGGTCGAACGCCCTGTCTTGGTTATTGAAGGTGATATTGGCGACGCCGGTCTGGTAACGATCCAACTCGCGCGACCTGCCGCGTGTGATCGACACCGACCGCACCCGATCCGTCACGTCATAGTCCAACGTGCCGCCGAATCGATACTCGGTGTTGTCAAAGAGACTCTGCGGATTCGCAGCTATAGCCTCTGGCGTATTCGTCGCCGTCCCACTACCCCACAAAAAGAATGGACCACCCTGGCTCGACGTGTCAAACCCGATCTGGACTAGCAGGCTCGGAGTAGCCACCTAGTTCTTCCTTAGACTACGCGTCTGCGTGCCACCATTCGTCGAGACACCAGCCGACGTGGCTTGGATCTGCGGACCAGCAAACACTTGCCCGTTGCGCTTCTCAAACTTCTTGATCGACTCAACGATCGTGCGACCGAGCTCATCAGGATTCGTGCCTAGACCCGCATTGACGACGATGTTGTACGTCGCCCCTCCGCCACCACCGCCAACAGCCTGACGCAGAATGTTCATAGCCTCACTCGACCCCAACGGGATCACCGCCTCGCGCCCAGCCTCGCCAGCCGTAAAGACCTGACGCTTCAAGATGCCGCCGGCAGCAAGCATCGTAGGCTTGACTGGCTTCTTGTTCGCCTCCGCCCAGTCAGACATGATCGCGTTGATCTCTCTCTGCTCGGCTGGCGTGATCTTCGATCCGCCCGGCGTGTTCTCGCCACGCCTAAACTGCTCCGCCGCATCGCGACGCGCGTCACGCTTCCTCTCCCACGCCGACAGTTTGGATTCGTACGCTGCCTGTCGCTTCGCATTCTCAGCATCACGCGCAGCAATTGCTACGTCACTCTGCGCGCCGGCGACGGTAGATCCTGCTGGTGCCTGGACGCCTGCCGCACCGGAAGCGATACCTTGAATCTCTGTCACCAGATTAGCCAGCGCGCCCTTGAACCCGGCGACGAATGCGATGCCCAGACTATCGCCAAAGTCTTGCCCGATGATGGCGTTCAGGTCGGTGGCGAACTGTTGCGCGCCGATCGTGCCATTGTTGAAGGACTGAATCAGATCATCGATCTTGCGTTGATTGGCGTCCTGCGTTGCCTTGACTTCCGAATCGAGCCGGTCGGCGGTCTGGTTGTCGATGTAGTCGTTCAGTTCGCGGGTAGCCGTTGCACGATCCTCATCCGTCGTAGCCATCGCGACCGCCTCGGTCAGCCGCGCCTTCTCGCGCGCATCCGCCTCATCCTTCAACCGCTTACGAATAGCAGCCGCCTCTTGGGACTTGCCACCCGCCGCGCCGATACGCTCCAAGAATCCGCCAACCTCCGAGCCAAGACCGGACAGACTAGCGCGCGCCGAAGCGATAGCCTCGTTGATCGGATCGGTGAGAATGATCTTGAACGGTGCCTTGAACAGTTTGCCCCTACGCGCAAGACCCCGAGCAGCATCGACAACCGGACCAGCCAGGGCAGCAGTCAGTTTGCCGGGGAGCTTCACAAGCTCCTCAAGGATGCCGGCAATCAGTTCCATCGCCAGCGTCGTGCCGCTGATTCGGAACGTAAACTGAAGAACCGCAAACGCCTTACGGAATACATCACTAAGTGCGGCGCCAGCAGTCTTTCGACCCTCGGAAGTAAGCGTGCCGACCAGTCCCTTGATTAGATCCCTACCGGCCTGCCTTGCGCGCGGCTCCAAGTTGTCGAAGAACCGGTCGAATTGTTCGCTACCGGCAAGCGTGAAGGTGATCGTGCCGGTCGTGTTGACCGAGGTCTTGGATGTCGTCCACCACTCGTAGAGGTTCCGAAACTCACGGCCAGCAGCATCGCGCAACTTCTCGACGACGAAGCGCACTTTGCCCTCGAACGTCGGACGCGCGGCGAACTGACGCACGAAGCCGAGCAGCGCATTAGCGGCACGCGAGATAAAGGGGATAAACGTCGTCACCAGATCCGCCGCGACGTTGCGGAATGTCTCCTTGAGAATGTTCAGCTGCCCCGGCAACGTTTGACCCGCAGCCTTCGCACTCCCGCCAAACTGTGTTTCGAGCTCCTTCAGGATCATCTTCTGCGCGCCGATGACGTTGCCAGAATCTACGAGCGCCTTGATCGTGTCCTTCTGCGAAGCGGTGAATTGGACACCAGCACGCGACAACGCTCCGACACCCTTCACGGGATCGTTCAGCGCCTTACCGACCAAGATCGCAGACGAGCTCAGATCCTTACCCATCGCAACGGACAGGTTCGTCATCGCCAGCGTAGCCTGGTCGAAGATGTTGTTTCCCTTGCCGGTCTCGTTGCGGATCTTTGTGAACGTCAGCAGCAAGTTCTGACCAGACTGGATCGCCTCATCGTCGACGCCGGACAGTTTCATCAGGCTTTCCGACATCGTGGTGATCTGCTTACTCGTCACATTCGCCGCGCCACCCGTCGACTTCAGCACCGCGCCAGTCTGCGCCAATACCTTCTGCGCGCCCATAAACTCATCGACGCCAATCTTCAACGTCGCGACCAAGCCACCGAGCGCAGCTGCGCCGCCGACGATGGCAGCCATCTTGCCAAACTTGCGGAGACCGCTAGTGCCTTGCGAGAGTCCGCGCGATAGACCAGATGTATCAACGCCAATCGGAATTACAATAGCCATGAGTTCATTCTACCGTTAGCGGAGCATACGATTGATCTGCTTCTCCATGTCCTGCACGCTCTGATCAATCGACCGCAAGACCGCAGGCTTATTCTTCTCGGCAATCGGCCACATGCGCCGGGATGCGCCGCCCCACTTATTAGACAGGTTACGGGTAAAGGTGCTATTCGTCTTTTTGCCAGCCATGTCGAACACTTCGCCGGCGCCATTCGACTGACGAATGCTGACAAGGATCGCCTTCCCCTTCATCTGACGCGCGCCCTGTTTCTTCACGCTCGACCGAACGCCACTCTTGGCTTTCCCAAAATCCCAATACGGCGTGCCAGCCGCACCGCTACGACCAGCCTGAACAGTCCCGCGCCGCGCGCTCGACTGCTTCGGAGCAACCCAGTTAGATAGCGGAGCCTTCGGCAGCCCAGCCTTGATAGCCGACACGATCGGCTTCACGTCATTCTTCAGCCGCTTGACAGCCTCGCGACGTAGCACCGGATCCATCTTCTGAAGGGTCTTGAGCGCGTCGTCTAGGCCGCGTATCTGCTGCGTAGCCATACGGTCAGTCTACCGGTTCGCGTGAACGCTTCGCCAACGAATATAGCCGAGCATCGTCCAGAGCATCCGCTCCGTCTCCAGCATCAGCACGCTAGGCGCTATTCCGGTTTCGACGGCAAGACTGGCGACGAGCCAATGACTGCTGGACTCTCCAAAGGGACGAGAGTCGTTTCCTCAGCGCCCTCGATCTCATCCAGCGTCGCGACCCAATCCATGAAGTCCAGAGTCGTCGCGCCCGTGCGCTTCTGCGAATGCCAAGCAAGCCAAACGAAGTCGCGAGCAAAGATCGAATCGCCACCCATCGTCGAGGACGGTCGCTCGAAGCGATCCTCCCACGCAACGATGTCGACCAGGGCAGCGCGTACGACAACGCTGTCCTTGCCTGTCTCTTTGATCTTGAATTGTAGTTCCATGTCCAGCCCTCCCTGGGCGTAGAGGTTACGCGATCAGACTAAGCGACGGCCTTCGTTACCGTTCCCGAAACGGGCCAGGAGACATCGACTGTGTTGAGTTCTCCAACGGCTCCATTTACGGCCGACCAACCTGTAACCAAGATCGTGGCACTGTAGCTGGGGTTGGCCGTAGAAACTGCGGTGCCGTTCGGCTTGACGACGACGGTGGTCGTGCTGCCGATCAGAGGGTAGACAAGGCCTTCGATAGCAGAATAGTCATTGTGCATCGAGAGCGAGATCGTGGTATCGAGCAGGCCGCCAACGCGGGTCTTTCCGTTGCCTGGACCGAAGGCCGTCGTTTCCACCTCGTCAACCGAAGTCTCGATCTGGACGCTGGCCACCGACGAGGAAACGTCCGTGCCGGCAATGCTGATGTTAGCGTTGGTGAGAACGAGCTTGGCCATATGGTTTTACTCCTCCTCGGAGCCGGACACGTCGGGTTGTGACTTCATTGTAGACGACGATTCTGGCGCTTTGACAATCACGCGCCCAGACTCGATCATCACGTCCAAGCGATCCACGTCGGACGCCTTGACCTCTTGCCCCTCGGTCTTGCCGGCAACAATAAAGCCGGGTGCGACAATAAACTTTGCCATCGTAAAACTCCTTAGGTGTAGACCAGTACGCGGAAATCAACTGACAGATACAGCGTGTCGTTGCCGTCGATCGTGCCGATCGTGCCAGCCGACTCCACGATGCACGTCTGCACGACGCCGCCGAGCGTGGTATCCGCTTCGATCGCGGCACGAATGCCACCCGACCCGTAGCCGAGGTAAGTGTCGAGCAGATCCTCGGCAGCGCGCTCAGACGCGCGACCAACTACGACTGTCAGCGTGTACGTCTGAAGGATGGAACCGGCGCCCATAGCGCCGTGATAGTCAATCGACTGGAGCGAGGGGAAAGCGAAGGGTGCATTGAGATTGTCGGGCTGCCGGTCGTAGGTGCGTAGTCCCGTGATCGTTGCGGCAGCTGTGGCGAGTGCCGTCTTGACTTGCCCGACGGTAGCCGTCATCGGAACAGAC